GCTCTTTCTCTGTCTTCTTCCATTGCCCTTCCTAATATCTCCTCATAGTTTGCCTTTAACATTACAATTTTAGTGTCTGGTATTAGTGGTCTTTTCATGGATAAGTAATAAGCCAGACCACAGGTAAGCGCAGGTAGGAATCTTTTAGGAGTGTCTGCATTCTGTATGGCAGACTTATTCACATCCTGAACTTCACTTACAATTTCCATCCTCAGAATATCAGTAGAATTTTCTGGGATAGGCCATATAGACATAACAGGATTATCTCTTCCTCTCCTGATACTATACTGAGAAGGTCTTCCTGTCTGAGTTTTAGCTGGAATAAGCAGATACTCTTCAGGAGTAATTCTGGTAATTTTAATATCCGTATTATTTCTACGGGTTGTAGCTTCCATAACATTAATTGTAGAACTACTTAAAGAATAGTCTGCTACTGAAGCAGCTACTGTAACAGCCGTAGTACTTGTAGTCCAGAGAAGAACACCTCTATTCTGCCAATCTCTCAGCATCAGGTTAATAGAACGTCTGGCAGTAGCTGGTGTATGTCCTAGTGTATCCTCACCACCAATCATTTCGGTAGCTTCTTGGATTATCTCATCTATATCCAGATTAAAGTTATATGTGCCTGATACAGCCATACTGTCCCTTTCTATTCCATATACTCTGTAGGTGCGCCCCAATCAGACGGCCTACAATTACATTCATCACACTTACATACTTTACCATCTTCATGAAAAGAACACATCATATCGCAATGACAGGTGTGTTCGCAGTGTATGCAAACATGACGTACAATTTCCACTTTCCTTATGTACCAATTTCTTTAATTCTTTTTTCAGCATTTTTAATATAGGAGGAAAACATATTGTAAAGAATAAAAGGAAATACGCCATGTATTATTAATCCTATCATTACCAGTAATCCTCTAATACTTTCAAACCATGTAAATCTGAGATGCTTAATGTAATTTAATTTTACATCTTTTAAATGTTTCAAATCAATCATATTATACTCCCATACAATTTTTACAAGAACACTTCTTACATACTTCTATTTGTTCTGTTTCATTATGTCCATCATCAAGTTCAGTATATGTTCTAACATCTTTTATTAGAGGAATACCACAATGAGAAGAATGACCACAATTCTTACAGGTTGTCATTTCTTCTTCTTTTTGACACTCTTCTTTTTCTTCTTCTTTTCGGCAAGTGCTTTAGCTTTAGCATATGCTGCATAACCAGCCTTGGTATAAGCGTAATGTTTCTTTCCTAACTTAGGCATTTAATTCTCCTTACTTCCATAAGTATCCTTAAACTTTAATTGTACATAATTAGAACGAGCTTGAAAATACTCTTTAAAAGTTGTGTAGTCTTCCCTATTAACTTTAGGAAGACTATAATCTATCTTAGTGTAATCGTCAACCTTTTCCATCCTTAGTATAATTTCTTGGAATATTGAGCATTACCAAAACCTCTGTTAGCTTTACCTACACCACGTACTGCTCCACCTCTATTACGTTTAATAGCTCCACCGCTTTTCTTTCCAAAGGCTGATTGTCCTTTACGATGTCCATATCTTTTTCCCCATTTCTCTTCTTTCGGTTTTGGTCCGGGCTTTAATACTTTTATTTTTACTGGTCCGGGCTTTTTACGTTTAATAACAGGACCACCTTTTTCTCTATCTGAACTTAACCACCAGCCTTCTTCTCGACCTTTACCTTTTAACCAAGGATCTATTTTTTTTGCCTTTGGTTTTTTACTTCCTCCAATAGTTTTTTTACCAGATCCCTTTTTATTAGATCGTACTGGTATTAGATCAGAAGAGATGAGTCCTAATGTTTTCCTTGCTTCTTGAGATGAAGATTTCTGCTTTACTTTTTTACGAACAGCAATTGCCTTATCAAGTCTCCTGATAAGTTTTGAGTCAGGAGTTCCAGCTTGTCCAAGATTTTTCTTCATCTTATTTATTTCTGGAATTGTATAAGCCTTATGAATATCTGTAGCAGATTTTCCTTGTAGTTTTCTCCGAATACCAGTAGGTTTCTTTACAGGTTTCTTTTTAGCTACTACAGGTTTCTTTTTAGGACTTACAACCTTCTTTGCTTTACTTATTAAACCTTTAACAAACTTACCAAATTTTGCATCTACCACAATACCACCCCCCTTTTTAACAGTTAATCCTAATGCCCTAGCTTCTTCTGCTGTAGGCAAACTTCCTTCACCTCTTAAACCCATAGCTTCAGCTATCTGTGATTGAGGATCTGCATGAGGCTGTCGCTTCTGCCTGAACTTTTCAGTCTTTGTCCAATCATCAGTATCAAGAATCTGTTTAGATTTTAAACGTCCAGAAGGAGATTCAACTATAAGAGGTCTTTGTAGTCCTTTACTTCCCGGTGCTTTCATAACAGTTTCTTCCCTACGACCACCATGCATACCAGCACCCTTAAATTGGTCGCCAAGATCTTCTTTTCTTTGCTGACTTTTTAATCTGGCAAGTTCTGTTCTTTCTCTCTTAGATCTTGTCCATTTTTTAGGTGTTTTCTTTTTCTTTTTAGCAGCCTTTCTTTTCTTCTGTAATTCAGCTACACTTATCTTAAGTCGTTTAGCTACTGCTTTATCTGAGGCAGTTCCTTCACCAGCTTCCGAAGCTAGATCTGCTTTTGCAGCTTTCCTAAATTCAGTTACAGACATATCATTCTGTTTAGCTGCCTTTGTTAAGGCTGCTTTCTCAGATGCTTTTAATCTGCCTCTTTTGTTTATAGCTGACTTAGCTGCTCCAGTTAAACCTCGTAAAACACCCATAATTAAGCCTCCCCGTAAGTATTAACTTTGCCAGTAGGAGCTATTTCAAAAGATTTACCTTGTGGATAAGCTTCATCTACGACAACATCATGTGGTTTCCCAACAATAGATGGTCCTTTTCTGGCTGCACCAAACCCTTGTCCAGTAGGCTTACCAAGTATTTCATTTAACTTTGGTGGACGTTCCAATAATGTATGTGGTCCTAATCCCATTTTAAGCTCTCCTCTTCTTCCGTAATTTCTTTAATGTCTTGGCAAACCTAGCTCTTTGTCCTAATTTACCGGGAGCTTTTGCTGCCTTATTTAAAACTGACTTAGGGATAGTCTTCCCCTTCTTAATACCAAGGGATGCACGTAATGCTCCCGGTTTCTTAATAGCCTTCTTGATATTTAATTTCTTTTTCTTTCGTCCCGGCTTCATAATCTGTTGTCTTATGCTTGATCTATTAATCATAACCGTGAGATACTACCTGACCACCTGTCATTCTGTAAGTAATACCTCCACCTTTCTTCATATGCTTCTTACGTTTAGCTTGAGACATTGTACCAGATCTTGCCATCTCTGCTGGATATAAACCAGCCCCTGTCATTCCACCCTTTTTAAAATCAATTATATCAGAATACTTTTGTTTAGTTTCTTTATAACCTTCTAAAATACTTTTAGGTTTAGCTTTTGTCTTTTTAAGACCTAATGCTTTACTTGCTTTTTTAGATGTAGATTTAGGTGCTACTGCTCTCATTCCTCTTTTTTCAAATACTTTAATAAATTTACTTTTAGAACCTTTCAGACGTTCTGCTCTTTTAGCACTAGGTATTAATTTATCATACTCATCTCCTAATTGTGCTAATGATCCTTTTTTAAGTGTCTTTGCTCTTGCAAGAGATCCTTTTGCTGATCTTTGCCTAGCTAATCTAGCTTTTTCTTTAGTACTCATTGCTTGAGTAGCTGTTTTAGTAGCACCGCCTCTTCCTTGTTCTTGACCTGCTCCATATCTACCCACCTTTGGATCAGACTTATCACCAGCACCCCTAACTAGTCCTGCTTCCTTTGGGGTTGTCTCCTTTGGAGTTTTTGTTTTTGGTCTGGCTTTAAGACGTTTAAGTACATCTGCTGTTTTTAAAATTGTTTTCGCTATTGCCATTGATTTTCTCCCTAACTAGATTTTAAGATGACTGTATCAGGACCACCAGCAGGTGAGGCAGCAACTGCCATAT